ACGGGTTTTTCAGGGAATAGACAGGATAAGGTTTTCATATGAGAGATAGTTAGAGGTTTAAAAGTAATAAGCGAACAGCATACCGAAGCCGACCGCCGCGCTGATTACCGGCAGCAGAACCACCGCGAGCACAACGGCCCGCGCTATTTGGTCTAGAAGGGTGTTTTTCATGGGAGTGTTGGTTGGGGGTTAGTAGTTGGAAGCCCACTCACGCAGGCCTTCAAGATCATCGCGGGAGATTGATCGCGACAAAGCGCGGCCAATCTTGTCGCAGGCTTCAAACGTTGCCTTGGCTTTGATTGAATCGTCGGAATAACCCAAATCAGCGGCCCACTCTTCAAACCGTTGCCCGTCGAAAAACGCGGAGCCGTCCATTAGCAGGGAGTGGCAAACGTCGTTGAGTTTGGGTGCGACGCCTTGAATCTGTGCAAGCTTTGCGGCTGTGTCTGCTTGAAGCTGGCAAGTCCTGGCATCCTTTAAATTGAAGCGGGTTCCCTTGGCCCAATGGTGGGAAGTATTTTCTTCATCCGCCGTCATGCGAACTTTTGAGCGGAAGGCATGAACAAGCGGCTTTAAGGCGTCATAGCTTAACGGCTTCACATGCCCGACCCCCAGCCGATATTCTCCCGTCCATACTGGATTATGACGAAACATCAGTTGGCAGGTGTATTCGATGGATGGCCATTCATCGTGGACGGAACCGCGAGGGCCGGAGCAGATGACAAGCGAAAGGCCTGCATCGGTTGGGGTGATTGCTTTTACTGTGTTCATTTGGGTTGGTGCCGACTTTATTACGCGTGGCTCCCGCGTGGTTTTGGTTGTTTATGGTTTGGACAAATTAGGTTAGCCCGCGTTGTTTTCTAGATCGACCAAGGCCACGCGGTCCCCGAGGTAGTGCGAAGCGATGCGAACACCGGAAGCCAGCCCGCACTCGGGCGATGCAGTCTCGGCGAAATACTTTGAATAGAACTCGCGGTGGTTTGAGTCGCCCACTATGCCTGCGCATTTCCAGACGTTGGAAAGAGCGGAAATGGGGCGGTAGAAGTAGGCGATAGTATCCGTTTCAATTTGGGTATTCATTTTATTCAGAGCTGGGTGAAGGTCGGCAACATCGCTCCCCTTCACTTCACACACCCTACGGCACCCACCCCAAAAAACAAAGCACGCGGTTGCTCTAACCTTAGACTTCAACCTTGCATTTTGCGGCTCCCACCGCTCTAAATCCGCCTCATGGAAACGCCCCAAGTACCTCAACCTCAGCCGGGGCTAAAATGCCCCCTTTGCCTAAAACCCATCGAACGCGGCTCACTCTCAGTCCTAGTCTCATCCGATAGCCTTCCTGGCTCTACTTGCCGCCCCGCCCACCCTCGATGCGTCTTCGCCATCGTTAAAGACCCAGCCTGACCATGAGCGACTCACCACAAACCAAGGAGCAACCAACCCCACCCCCTCCTCCCACAAAAATCCGCAAAACCCGCTCCATCCCCAAACCCACCCCAGAACGAGCCCTTGCAATCATGGAGTCGCTCGGCTCCGGCCACCTCCGAAAGGACGTTGCGCGCATCTCCGGACTCTCCGATTTCCCCTCCAAAAAACTCGGCCAGCAAGCCGCACTCACCCTCGCGCAATACACCGAGTTATTCCAAACCCAAGCCCAAGAACTCGTGCAAATGGGCCTTCAGCGAATGCGCGAAACCCTCCCCGCCTCCTCCATCGGCCAAGCTACCATGGCCGTCGGCATCCTCTCCGACAAACTCCACCAAGCACGCCCAAAGTCCGGCGACGTTCACCTCCACCTCCACTCTTCCCAAGATCGCAACGCGCTTCTCGGCTCGCTCCTCGGGACCGCTCAACTCAACCGCGAGAAACCAGTCGCACCGATTGATATTCCCGCAGCACATTCCTCGTCTGCGTAATCGGTTTAGTGCACCCCATAGCTCCCTCGGGAAACAATTTTAACGGTCGATTTTACAACCTTGGCAAGCCTATTCACACTTCAGGCATGTAGAATCTTCGTTCCAGAATAGCCAGCTATGCAGATCAGCCCGCAATTAGTCTTAATTCCACCCACATGAAGCCCAAAAGCAACGCAACCCCATGACTACCAACACCCCGTCCACAATAACCATTATGTCCAGTAATCAGGAACAGCTTGAGCCACAACGTGATAAGCGCAAATACACTAAGCGCAAGGCTCGCAGGAAGCGCAAGCCGATGTCGGAGGAGTGCAAGCAGAAGTTGCGAGCCAAGGCCCTTGAGCGTTTGGGCCGATCTCAGCCAATTGAAGGGGGGGAGGGGGGTCTAAACGAAGGCGGGGGCGCCCTTATAATCGGTCCACTTGCCGATAAAAAAAATTTAGAGAAAGGGGCATTAGGGCGCGATAAAGGGCAAGACGAGGTTGGAGGTGGTGATGGGACGTCTTTGGGCTTGGAGGGCGTAGAAACGCAAGGGAATGGGCATGGGAGGGCACCTGTTGGGATGGAGTGGGCGGTGGTGGACAAGGTGGTGAGGAACGAGCGGATATTGGAGGTGCTGGTTGGGGAGAGGGGGGAGAAGGGGCGGATGGTGGTGCATCCAATGGAGAGGCGGAAGTTTGGGGTGGGGAGGGAGGTGTTGGTGGAGAGTTTAGGAGGAGGGCTGTGGGGGCTGAGGGGGCGGTATAACCGGTGGGGGATGTTGGTGGAGGGGAGTGTGAGCTAATGGCGCAACCGATCATCAACGCGGATGAGAGGCCGGATTTTGGGATGCCCTTGAATGAGGAGGTGAGGGCGGGCTTGGCGCGGGCGAGTGTGGAGGTGTTGGCGGAGTTGGCGGAGAAGCAGAGGAGGGACCCGGTGATGTATGGGTGGAGACTGCCAGCGTGGGACAATGTGTTGGATGATTGGGCAAGTAACGTGGTGTTAGTTACTTGCGGCGGAAATCGTTCCGGAAAATCTAAGATGTGGGCGAAAGTGATGCTGCATCTGGCGGCGACGATACCGGGTTTCAAGGGGCGTGCGTGGAGTATGAACGAGGAGAGCAGTATTAACGACCAGCAGAGGGTGATCTGGGAGGAGTTGCCTGTGAGGTACAAGGAATTGGGGGGCGGGCGTGCGGTTGATCACAGCGTGAATTACACGCAGAAGAACGGTTTTACGGGGAGCAAATTGATTTTGCCGCCTGTGAAGCCGGGGTACGCGGGGAGTGAGATTATTTTTCAGACGTATAAGTCGTGGCAGAATGATGCGCAGGTGGCGGAAGGGTGGTGGGCGCATTTTATATGGCTGGATGAGGAGGCACCGCAGAAGTTGCTGGAGACGCTGGTATTTCGAACGTATGACGCGAAGGGGCGGATTGGGTTGAGTTTTACGACGTTGAATGGGTGGACGCCGTTGGTGGCGGATTTGCTGAATGGGGCGAAGACGACGGAGACGAGGGCGGCACCGCTGGTGGGTGGTAGGCGTTTGCCTGTGAGGCAGACTAGCCGAAGGGCTAGGTGTGTGATCCATTTCTTCTGGACGCAGGACAACCCGTTTATCAACCACGAGGATTTTTTGGCGGATTTGAGTGTGCGGAGTGAGGCGGAGAAATTGGCTCGGGCGTATGGGATACCGACGAGGAGCAAGGTGGGGAAGTTCCCGTTGTTCAGTCGGGAGGTTCATGTGGTGAAGCATGAGGATATCCCGGTGGTGAAGAATCCGGCGATGAGTGTGACGTGGTACACGTCGATTGACCCGGCTGGGAGCAAGCCGTGGTGCATGGGCTGGGCGGCGGCGGATGCTGGTGGGAAGCTATGGGTGGTGAGGGAGTGGCCGGATAAGGCGAGTTTTGGGGAGTGGGTGGACCCGACTGGTGGCGAGGAAGGGAAGGCGGGGGAGGCGCAGAAGAGCCTTGGGTACGGCATCAAGGACTACGTGGATACGGTGCGGAACATCGAGAAGGACGAACTGAAACTTAAGGAGGAGTACGTGTTGCGGTGTATTGACCCGCGCATGGGTGCTTCGGAAGTGCAGGGGGAAGACGGGGCAGAGACGATCATCAGCCGTCTGGACGATCATGGGTTGGTGTATCAGCCTGCGCCGGGGAAGGCGATCTTGGACGGCGAGATGATGATTAACGATTTTCTGGCGTATGACCCGAAGAAGCCGGTTGGGGTTGATAACGCGCCCAAGATTTATATTAGTGACCGGTGCGAGCAGTTGATTTCGGCTTTGGAGACGTACACGGGGAGCGGCAAGGATGAGCCGAGCAAGGACCCGGTGGACTGGTTGCGGTATATGTTGCAGAGCGGGGTGGATTACATGGAGCAGGTGGAGAAGAGGGCGCGGAAGGGAGGAAGTGGATATTGACACGGGCGGGTGGTGGCGGTAGTTGGAGGTTATGAAACTCCTTTCATTCCTGACGAAGAGTAAGCCGCTGCCGGTCAGTCCCGGTGGTGTTGATCCAGAAATCACCAAGGCGGTTGCCGTTCCGATAACCAAGGCAGAGTTGGAAAAGCTGGAAGCGCGTGTTCTGGAGCTTCAAGCCTTCTTTGGTGGTCCGAAGGATGATCTTTCGGATACGGGCTATTTAATTTCCGTGGAGATGCCGCGCCTTATTGCGGTGGCGAAGAAGGCCATGCCATGAACACCTAGATGAGCCACGAGCCCGCAGAAAACTCTATGGAAACGATACATCAAAAACTACCCGAGAACGGACAGCCGGGGTCGTTGCGCTCTGGCGAAATGGTTAGGCTCTTTGCCGTTCTGGGCGATAACGGCGGGGCGCACGAGTCAGACAACCTTCATTCCGTCTGGAGCACACGCGAGGCGGCAATAGCAGAGGCCCGCAGACTAAAGAAGTGCGATGTGGGATATGGCTTCGGCGTGAAGGAACTAATCTTAAACGCGCCTAGCGATGTGTCACTAGACTACGATGAACAAGCCTAACAACCAATACAAATTTTCCAATGATTACCCAATACGAAACAGACTTTGGCATTATTGATCTGAATCCAGACATCTCTGCTTATTATCGCAAGCTACAGAACGAGTCGCTTGGCGACAAGCGGCTAAAAAAGACGAAGCAGGCTATGGCTGAGATGAAAGCGTTCGACGATGCGGTATGTCTGATTGGGCGGGTGGCATTTACTGTTGGCATCGAGCCATACGAAGTAATCTGCAATCCAGACAAGCCATGACCAAGCAACAAACAGCACTGATTAAGGAAGCGTCTCGCGGGCCGGAAGATGAGGGGACCGAATGGCGTGACCGGCTGACATCATGGATGACGCTGAACAAACCGGTCTCGATCGGTTTTGAAGCCATTACGCCAAACTTTGGTGTACTTAACTGTAAAATGCATCCTTGGATTGATAGTTTTGAAAAGTGGAAGGAATAGCGTATTGACAGGGGTGATACGTTGGTCGGCAAAGAAACATGCTGACCTCGCAAGAAGCCGAAGACCCCGAATTGCAGTTGGTCGATGAGGATTCATCGCCTGATGTGGTGGCGATTGCGCGTGAGTACCAGCAGGCGGTTAATGACCTGTCGGATCACCAGTCGCAGCAGCAGACCAATCACGATACGCGATTCTGCATCTGGCCGGGGCAGAGTGAGGACGGGCGGAAACATGCGCGGGTGAACGGGGAACAGCCGTTCCCGTGGGATGGGGCGAGCGATTTGCGGGTTCCTGTCATTGACGAGATCATCAATCATGGCGTGGCATTGGACTGCATTTCCTTGCAGCGGGCGAATCTGAGGGCGGTGGGCGTCGAGGCCGGGGACATGGCCAAGGCGGCGGTCGTCAGTAATTTTCTGAGGTGGATGGTGATGTCACAGATGACGGAGCTGGCGGATGAAGCCGAGGTGATTGCGAACTACCGGCGCGAGAACGGGCTTGGCATCATGGGCGTCTATTGGGAATCGAAAGTTCAGAAGACGCAGATTCGTCTTGGGATTGACGAGGTGGCGCAGGCGATGCCCGACTTGGCGGAGGCGATCAAGCAGAACCTTTTCAGTGATGAGCTGGTCAAGACTGTAACCCAGATGTTGAACGTCTCGTCTAAGAGGGCGCGGCGGATGCTGAAAGAGTTGCGCGAGACCGGAGAGACGACTGTTCCATACACCAATAAGATGGTTAACCGGCCAGTGGTGAAGGCGTATCGGGTCGGAGAAGACATCTTCCTGCCGACGAACACACCGAATGACCTGCAAAGCGCACGGCATATTTTCGTGCGGTGCTTCATGTCGCCAGAGCAGTTGCGTGAAAAGGTGATTTCCGAGAAGTGGGACGAGCGGGCGGTTGACCATGCGATTGAGACAAGTCTCGGAATGGGGGAACTGACGGGAACCGATCAGATGTCCCTGCAACGGATGCCGGTGAGGGTTGGCCTTGGATCGGGCCAGCATGACGGACTGGTGGAAGTGGTGCGGGCGTATCGCCGCCTGAGCGATGAGGACGGCGTACCGGGAATTTACTGCACGATTTTCTTTCCTTTCTGCAATACGGACAAAAGCGAAACCGGTTATTACGCCAAGCATGAATTGCTTGGGTATCAGCACGGGCTTTATCCGTTCGTGGCTTTCAAGCGCGAGAACGTGTCGCGGCTCTTACTTGACACTCGTGGCGTTCCCGAGGTCGGCAAGTGCTGGCAGGACTCCGTCAAGGTGGAGATGGATTCGCGCATTGATGCGGCTTCGCTGGCGACGGTTCCGCCTCGGAGGGGTCCGGTTGGGCGGGAGCCGGGTAGTTTTTCACCCGGTGGATATATCGGGGAACGGAGACCGGGGGAGTACGGTTTCATGGACATTCCGCCGTCGCCAGCGGCTTCTGTTGAGGTACAGCAGCGCATCGAGCAGATGACGCGCCGGTATTTCGGGCGGTCTGTCAATGACGACGTTTCGCAGGAGTGGCAGATCAAGCAACAGAAGGAAACAATCGGCTGGCTTAAGGCGTGGCAATGGGTGTTCGGCCAGATTTGGGAGCTGTATCAGCAGTACGGTCCCGAGGAAGAATGGTTCCGTGTGATTGGCGCGAACACGCCCAAGGCGCAGATGTTCAAGAAGAGCGAATTTAGCGGCAAGTATGACTTCTATCTGGCGTATGACGTGATGAACACCGACCCGCAGGCTTGGGCCACGAAGATCGAGACGATGGGCAAGCTCGGCCAACAATACGACAAGACGGGCGTGATGAATTGGGGTGAGTTCTTGGCGGCGACTTTCGAGATGATCGACCCTGTGCTGGCTGAGCGTGTGATGATCCCGCAGGAAGTGGCGAGCGAGAAGGAAGTGAAGTCCACGCACGAAGATTTGGCAAAGATGTGGTCCGGCATCGACCTTGATCCGCCGATGGTAGGCGTGAACGCCGAGCTGCGCATGAAGGTTATGCAGTCGTGGCTCCAAGGGCCACAGGATAATCCGGCCAAGGACGTGCAGATGCGCGTCGGTCAGGATGAGTCATTACGCAACCGACTGGAACGCTACCAGAAACAGCTTCAACACCAGATTGACCAGCGGCAGAACGCGCAAATTGGCATCCAAGGCGCGACTCCCGCAGGAGTAACCGGATGAAAAACGAAGAAACACAGGGCAATAACAGCGTGAAGCTCGCCGCCGCCATGTTGGCTGACAACGAGAACTTCAAGACGATCGTGCAGTATCTTCGGACCCGCCGTGAGGGCTGGGTGCGAGATTACCGTGCTCCCGCCGTCTATCAGAACCACGCCGAACTCGTCGCGACAACTACGAGGGTGGCGGAACTCGACGATTTGCTAGACCTGATAGAATGACTTTACCGCCCACTTCGGAAGGCGTTCCAAATTCCGATGACCAACAGTTAAACGGCTTCTTAGTTTCCTACGAACTATGTCTAAACCCAATGGTGGCGGCTTACCGGCCACAACCGCGCAAGCGGAAACAGGTACGAATAACGACGGACCACTGACAGTCGGCGAATTTGCCGCCATGTTGGTCAAGAAAGACGCGGAGGCCGCAACAACGGAAGAGCAATCAACCGAAGAAGCGACCGAGGCAACTGAAGAGACCAGCGAGGCAGAAGTGCAAGAAGCCGAAACCGCACCGGAGGCTGAAAAGCCTGCGGAATCCGAGGACGAAGGCACCACCGAAGAGGGCGCAGAGCAGCCCGAATCGGAGCCGGAAGCCGAGGAAACGGAAGTTCTTTCCAAACTCAATCCAAGGACGCAGGAGAAAATCCAGAAGCGTATCGACAAAGTAGTTGCCGAGAAGAAGGCAGCGGAAAGTCGTGCCTCCGAACTGGAGACGCGGATGAAGGAGATCGAGGCGAAGCTCAATGAGCAGCGCCCGGCCCCTGAACCCGAAGTCATCCCAATCTCGACCGCTGATCCTGATGATGTGGCCGCATACGCCAAGAGTGAAGCCGAACTGGCCAAGCTCGAACACGACGCCCGCATCATTCTTAAAACCTATGCCGACAATGAGACCGCCGTTATGCGTGCAATCGCACAAGATAGGGACGAGATCCTGATCGGAAGTTCAGCAGTCAATGTGTCAGACTTGCGCGACATGAAAAAGCGGGCGGAAGCCCACTTGCAGGCGCATATCCCGGCACGGCGAAAGTTCCTCACGGAACGGACGGTGGCGGTGAATGAAACGCGAAAGATTTTCCCCGACTTATTCGACAGCAGCAAACCAGCCTATCAGGAGTTGCAGGGCGTACTCAAACAGTTCCCCGCACTTCGGACGGTTCCGCAACTGGAATACTTCATCGGCTTCGCCCTAGAGGGCATGGCCGCACGTCGCAAATCGGCAGAGACCGCAAAGTCAGCTCCGGCGAAAGCCGCAGCCAAACCGCCCACATCGGCGGCAGACAGCGGAGCTAATGCCACACCAGCCAAGGCAAAGACTGCCGGGGCGGGCGAACGTGCCAAATTGAAGGCAGACTTGGAGAAGGTTGAAAAAGAATTTGATCGGACGGGTTCAAACGAATCGTACCAGAAGACGCTCATTCTCAAGAACCGTTTGAAACAACTTAAATAATCTCATGGCTAGAGCCACTACAGTTAATATCGCTACTAACGCCGAGGACGTGATGTCTGGGCTGACCCGCATTGAACCGCAGGCCACTCCCATGTTCTCTATGCTGAAAAAGGGCAAAGCCCCTAAAGCTTCCTACACCGAATGGTGCGTCGATGATCTTTCCGACCCGTCTTTGGCGGTCGTTGAGGAAGGCACCGACTTCTCTGACTTCGCCAATCCCGGCGAGAACCGCGCCCGTATCGGCAACCATGTTCAACGCATGGAACGTACTTGGGCCGTCTCTGACCTCGAAATGGAGGTTGAGGATTATGCCGTCAGCAATCAGGTCGCCGAAGCCAAGGCGAAGAAACTCATCGAACATCGCCGTGACATGGCTGCTGCCATTGGTTCAGATCAGGCCAATCAGGCCGGTGGCGGTGGTTCCGGTGCCGCCAAGTTGCGTGGTCTCGGTCAGTGGGCTCTGTCCTCTGCCCAGACCAACAATCCGGTGGCTGCGTCCTTCCGCACGCCTGCGGCTTCCATCAACACCACGGCTGCGGCCTCCTTCGCGGAGTCCGATGTCAATGGCGTTCTGGAATCCATCTACAGCCAGACCGGCGATCTCGGAAGCTTCAAGCTGTTCTGCGGCACTTCGCTTAAGAAGGAGTTCTCGGAATTCTCACGCAGCGGTTCCGCCAACGGCGTGTATCGCAACAACGAAGATGCCAGCACGAACAAGATCACCAAGAACGTTCTCGTTTACGAGGGCGACTTCGGCACGCTTGACGTCATCACCGACCTGTTCCTTGCTCGTGACGGCACTGCCGCCTCGCAAGGTATGCGCGGCTACGTCATCGACCCCGGCTTGGTTGAAGTCTGCTTCGTGAATGGCCCGACCCACTATGATCTTGAAGATCAAGGCGGCGGTCCTCGCGGTGCCTACAAGTCGTGGTTCACGCTCCGCGTCAAGAACCCGCTCGGTCTCGGCAAATTCGCTGCGACTGCCTAACCCTCAAAAAAGGAAACAACTACAATGGCACTTAAAACTATTCCGCTTTCCAATGAGGAAGCGCTCAAGACAGGCTTCACCCATAAGAGCATCATCACCTATACGGAGGTCGCCGCTATCGGTGCCACCACCGGTGGTGCTCTCGTGCTGGCTCCATACACCGCTGGCACGGCCTTTCAGGCTGCTGCCTATAAGGTTGTTGGCACCGGCTTCGTTGGTGCTTCCGTCACCAATCTCACCGTAAAGGTGGGCTGGAACGGTGCTACCACTGATGACGATGACGGCCTGATTGCTGCGTCCGAAATCTGCACCGCTGGCACGGAGATTCTGTATCTTCTTGGCGACGGTGCGGCCTTCGCAGCCAACAAGACCGGTTATGTCGCGCTGGATGCCGGTAATATCGAAGCTACGTTCACGTCCACCGGTGCTAACCTTAGCGCCATGACTGCGGGCGAGGTTCATATCTACCTCAAGCTGGTTGATCTGACCAAGTATTAATCAACATCGCCCTGAGACGGGCTATAATCCGTCTCGGGGCTTCTTTCCAATGCCCAACGTAATTGTACCGCAGTTTCGACCCAAGGAAGACAAAGGATGGTGGGAGACCGTGGAGCGCAATATCCGCTTGGGCATCGGAAAGGAGAAGGTGCTGATTGAGCAACGGCAGAAGGAAATCGCCGAGGCTGAGAAATACATGAAGCGCAAGACCGTCGATGGCCTTGGGCAGTTGATCGGGGTAATCGACTTGAAGACCTACCTGCTTTGGGACCAAGACCAGCGCGGGTGCTGGAGCGACAAGAAGTTCAAGCGTGAGTTCTTCCGCGATAACCCTGATGCGCGGGCCACCAGACCGGATAAGAAATACATCTGACGCCAATGGCACGCGACACGAAGACATACCAACAATTCCTTGACCGGTTCCAAAGACTGTGTGGAGTGGACCTTTTATCCGATGACGAAAAAGAGTTCGCCCTACAGTTCTTCAACCGCAATTTGCGGTTCATCTATCGCGCCTATGAGTGGCCTTTCCTCTGTCCGGTGGAGGAACGGACGCCTGACGGTAGCGATGTCATCGCATGGGCGCAAGGCGGCGAGACAGTCATTGGGGAGGTTCTTGAGTGTTGGGAGACAGACCCGCTCGGCGACAGCGTACCAAGGACCGTTCCGTATAACCTGACGCCCGACGGCATCCAGCTTTTCAGTGACTACAGCTTTGACCCAACCTATGTATGGTTCCGTCCGCGCCTGACCGAGTGCGACGGTTCCGTTGGGTACACGTTCCCCTACGACTTTTTTGAGTACGTCTGTCACGCGAGCTTTGCCGACTGGTTGGCGAGCAATGAGCAGACGGCCAACTCAGGCTTTCAACGCGGCCTTGCGGAGCAAATCATGCTGGAGGAGATCGACACTTGGTCCCGCCAGCAGAAAACAAAGTCCCTACGCAAGACGCTCAAGACTCACGGGACACAACAGACGAGGAACTAAACATGGCATCACGAATCAGGGTC